TGGTGTGGGTCAGATGTTGAGCTTGAGGCGGAGGTCAAGGCGCTCGATACGCTCAGCGCTGTCTTGTCCTCTTGTGACGTACCAGGCGCGCATGATGTGGAACCAATCCCTTGAGGTGAGCTGGAAGGTACGACCAAGGCGAGCGCTGATGAGCTCCTCAAGTGTGTAGCGGGTGTGGTTGTGGTAACTCTCAGGGGTGATTGGGTTGATGCTGTCAATGATGTGCATCTGATGTAAGAGAGTCAGAATCTCATCAGGCTTGAGGTGACGTGAGACAAAGGGGACAGGCTCACGCTTTGGCTCAGGGGCTGGCTTGGTGAGCTTGTCAGCGATGAGAGCAGAGACGCCAAAGGCGATGGCGATAAGACAGCAGAGGAGGAAGGTCATGGTCATTGGTGGAGCTCCTTGGTGATGGTGATGAACATGTCAGGGGTGTAAGTGGTGGACTCTGTGAGTCGGTTGGCTGCATAGCTGAGGCAGATTGACGCCTTGAGCGTGGGTTCAATCTTTCCATTGAGAATGGCGTAGACATGGGTGCTGGTGTGACCAGCCTCCTTGGCTAAGTCAGAGAGGGTGTATCTGTTGAGCTTGAGATCAGCTTGAAGCTGAGACTTGAGGGTCATGGTTGGACCTCCTGTTGGTTAATTACAAATTCTGTGATAACTGACTTACGATGTCGTGTCAAGTGGATTACTAAAATTAAGTAACTGAGTGTTGACGATGTAGCAAGTCATCTATATAAGGTAGGCATACCCCAAGCCTCAAGGAGCTCCAATGTCTCACCTGACTAACGCTCAAATCTTCAAGGCCATTGGTCTAGATGACAGCGTCAACCCCTCATCCAAGTACACCCTCTTAATCTGTGCTCATGTCCTCATGGATTGGAAGGCGTGGAGTGGTCACATCAGCGCTGACCAATTGGCCACCGCCACCAACCAAAGCTCAAGGGGAGTCCAACGCCACCTCAAGACCTTGGTTGAAGCTGGGTGGCTATTTCGTCACGCCGAGGTCAGAGGCCCTGGTCTACATCACAAGTCATTCACCATCCTCAATCAAGACAAGGTGAGGGAGGTCTTAAAGCGCGCTCGAGATACGACAGAATTGGTCAAGCCTGATACGACAGGTTTGGTCAACGCTATGGCTAAAGTGTCGAGCACATCAGCCTCCCCTGATACGACAGAATTGGTCAAGCCTGATACGACAGATTTGGTCAATGCCAAAATTGACACACCTGATACGACAGATTTGGTCAAGCCTGATACGACAGAATTGGTTAAGCCAGCCGTGACAGATGTTGAGCTTACCAAAAGTGTCGTAGTGGATACGACAGAATTGGTCAGCACTACGACAGAATTAGTCAACGGCTTACCAAATCTGTCGTACATATCAATAGACTCCAATAATACTCAATATAAACCAATAGAGGTAGAGCCTGTATCGAAGCCACGCGCGAAGCGTGGGCTCCTTGAGGATGGCTTTGAGTGGTGTGAGCGCTGTAAGCGTCACGTCAGCATGGATGAGCCTCACACCTATCCAGACTCTAAACTCATCTGTTCTGATGAGGAGCCAACGCCTGAGCAGGTCAAAGCCTTGGAGTGGGATGGAGCTTGGGGAGCTCCTGAGGTCAAGGTCAGCTCAGAGGTCAAGCGAGGTGATTTATTTTATTTTGATGAGATTTATGATGAGCTCAACTACAAGCGTGAGGTCTTAGACATCCTCAATGACTATGGACGTCATGACGTGCGCCTCTGCTTATGGAACCGCCAAGATGGTGACAAGCTATTCAAGGAGATGATGGAGGCCAAGGTAGCTCCACGCTCAGTTATTGATTGGGTCACAGTCTACTATGGAGGTGAGGCCACAGGTGACACACCCTCAAAACCAAAACCACCTACCAGCTTCAAGGTGACTGTTGATCAACAGAGGAAGATACTAGAAGCTGACCAAGCATGGATGAGTGGCGCGACGAACAATGGAGACAGCACATGGTGAATTACAACGGCCTCAACGCTGAGAACTTCCCCACCTCAGAGTGGGTGAGCTCCTCAGGCTACCTCTCAACAAATCCCCTCCCCTACTGTGACCAATGCACAGCTCATGATGGGTGGGTCTATACTGAGCGAGATGGGGAGACAGCGCCCACCGCTAAGCGTTGCCCAATCTGTCACCCGCTCAGGAAGCGTCTTGAGCGCCTCGAGGAGGCAAAGCTCCCCTATGTGGCTCATCAGCACACCATCACAGGCTATGAGTGGGACAGCCCTGAGCAAAAGGAGCGGGTGGGCGCTGTGCTCGATTGGATACATGGCAACACAGACCCCATTGACAAGCCAGCGGTCATGCTGTGGGGAGCTCCTGGGAATGGCAAAAGCACCATCCTCCATATCCTAGCCAAACACGCTGTGTTTCAAGGGCAGCGCGCGCTGTTCATGACTCATGAGGGTTGGTTTACTGACCTAAGAGCATCATGGAAGGCTGAGGGGCTCAACCTCCATCAGATACTTGAGCGTGTTGACCTCCTCTGTCTTGATGAGCTTGGAGGGCTTGGAGGCGGTGGACGTTGGTCAGATTGGTATAAGTCACAGACTAGAGAGATGATTGGCGCTATCTATGACAGGTGGGCAGCTAAGAGCCTCGCTGTGGTATGCACCTCCAACCTCACTCCCAGAGTCATCACTAAAGACCTATGTGACAATAACAGCGCCGTGAGGTCTAGGCTTGGCGCCATCTTTGGCAAGCCTGTGAAGATGGTGGGCCATGATAGGCGCGCTGGCGTGGATGATGGGTGGGGTTGATGTTTGTAGCTAAGGTGGCATACAGAGACGCAGTGAGCTTCTATTCTGCCCATCATTACCTTGGTGGTGTATCTCTAAGCTCATCCTCATGGGGTCTGTATGAGCTTGAGGGTGGCTCATATAACCTGACCGCTTGCTGCTCCTTTGGGGCTCCTGTCAGCGAGAACCTAAGAGCCTCAATCTTTGGGGATGAACACAAGGACAGGGTCAAGGAACTGCAGCGCTTAGCTAGGTCTTCAACATGCTCTCATCCCATGTCAGCCTTTGTGGCTCGCGCCATCCATCACTACATACAAGAGCGCGCTGAGAAGTCACAGCCTGAGCTTTGGGCCTTGGTCAGCTTTGCTGACAATAACCAAGGACATCATGGGGGAATTTATCAGGCCATGTCCTGGCTCTACTGTGGCTCAGTTACCGCCACTATTGACATCTTCAAGGATGAGTCAGGGCGGGCGCGTCATAGGCGTCAAGATGGTCAAAACATCTCTAGGGCTAAGGCTCAGGAGCTTGGTTGGTCACATGAGCGCATCAAGAGCACTAAACACAGATACCTTAAGCTTTTAGGCTCAGGGCGTAAGGTCAAGCGCCTTAAGCTAAAGCTAAGGCTCCAGACCCTCTCTTATCCTAAACCTCAGCGCTCAAACGCAGTAAGCCAAGAGGCGGCTCATCCCATCCACACCCATGACTAGCTCACGGACTGCATAGGCATAATCTCGAATCTCTACCTGCGAGTGAGGGGCAAGCCTGAGCTTGAGGAAGTGGATGAGGGCATGAAGGGAGCAGGTCCAATAACACTCTGACATGAGGCTGAGGGGAAGCACAGCCCGCGCTTGCTCCTTAGCCACGCCCGCCTTGAGGAGCTCCTCATAAGCTTGGAAGCTTGCCTCAATCGCCCTGTTATAAATCATACCAGCTCTAAGGGCGTCATCCTCAGCCATTGGCCCCGCGCTCCCTTGCTTGATGTGCTCAGCGCCCTCTCTCCACTCTTGGGGCTCCCATGCCTCATGATCAAACCGCACATAGCGCCCGCTGATCTCATTCCAAGCACAGCCCACTTGGTGCTTCATCCACTGCCTTAAGACGAAGATGGGAGCTCTGATGTGGAATTGAAATTGAACATGCCTAAAAGGAGACGTGTGCTCATGAATCCACAGATAGTGAATCAGCTTCCAATCCTTTTCATCCATCTCCTCTGAGCGCTTGCCAAGGCTCACGCGCGCCGCATTGACCACGCTCAGGGGGTCGCCCATCACGTCAACCAATGTCACACCACCTCCACCTATTGATTTATGATTCTCCATCATGTATGCCTCTCAAGTGTTAAGGGACCGAGGGCTTGAGGGTGGCCACATTGCCTCCTCTCTGCTCCTCACTAACCCCATTGATGGAGAGACTATGAATCATATTATTCTAATTGGCAACGTTGGCAGGGACCCAGAGGCGCGGGGCGCTGATGGTGGGATTGCTAAGTTTAGCTTGGCTGTGGACTCACGGAAGAAGGGCGGGGAAAAGGACACCCAATGGTTTAATTGTGTGGCCTTCAGGCGCACCGCTGAGGCTATCCTCAACCATGTGAAGAAGGGTGACACGCTCGCCATTACAGGCAAGCTCAAAACCAACACATGGGAAAAGAATGGCGTTAAACAGCTAGACGTTGACGTGGTGGTCGACACTTGGCAGTTTGTTAGCTCTAAGCAATCAAGCGAGCGCAACGCCATAAGCAACCAAGGACCAGCCACTTGGTCACCTGATGGGAGCTCATGGCCCTGAATTGATGGAGCTCCCTAGTGGAGAGGACTAACTTGATGGATGAGACTGAAAGACAGAGATTGATGGGTGATCGCCTAGTGGCCATGCGTGACTATTTGGTCAGTTTTGTAGAGCGCAATTACAGCCTTGAGGTATGGGACGCTGAAGAGGTCTACTCTGAGACTTGTATTTACATGCTAGACAGAGGTTATCAGCTCATCAGGCTAGATAAGGACTTCGACGCCGCCATCATGAGCACAATGAAGCGGCGCGCTCTAAATCACCTCAGAGGCTCAAAGCACAGAGGCAACCTACAGACCACCGCCTTGGCTCACATCAATGAGCGCTCAACGCTATGGAGCGACAGGCGCAACCAAGAGGCTGAGTGGATTCATGAGATGGATAAAGCTCACCTCATGGGCCTAGCCAAGAGCCCACTTGAGACTGTGGCCATGAATCACCTGTTGAATCACTCTAATCTCAGGATAAGGGACACAGCCAGAGAGCATGGTATAAATTACAACACCATCCACGCTGGGATGAGGCGAATGAGAGCAAAGCTCAGGGACTATCTAGATGACTAAAACAGCAGATGATCTGAAGGGTTTAGCGGCGCGTGAGGCGGGTGACGTTGAGGCTCTTAATAAAGAATCTCAGACCGCCAACGCGCGCGCGCGGGATGCCAGGTGGCCACGCTTCCTAGATATGCTTGAGCGCCTCAGAGATGGTCAATCAATCCGTGGCGCTTGTGGCTCCTCACGCTTCCCACGCGCCACGCTTTATGAGTGGATGGATGATGACCCTGAGCTCAGGAGCTTGGTTGACCTCGCTCAGGATGAAGGGCTTGGCACTATTGAACTAGCCATGATGCAAGCCACCTCCCAGAGTGATGACAAAGATTGGCGAGCGCTGTCATGGATGATGGCCCGCCGATTCCCTCAGGAGTATGGTGATAAGAAGGAGGTGGAGATCACAGCTAAGAAAGCTGATGGCATCCCTGAGGTCATCGCCATGATTGAACAGACGAACGTAATAATGGAGGATCACAATGACAATGGAGAC